CACCTTCCGTTCCATCGAAAGTTGTAAAAGGAATTAACAGAACATTATCTGAATCAATTGTCACAACTTCAGTTTTTAATAAGCTGCTTGCGATGTCATAAATTCTAACTGTCATAGAAGTTATGCCAGAGGAAAAAAGATCGTGACCGACTATTGCCAGGCAATCGATGCTAGAAGCCTCGCCGAAATCAGCGGTAATTGTAACTAAGCCTGTCGAGGCGGCTTGCCAATTAGTAAACTGCTGAGGATTGGCAAGGTTTAGTATAGAACTATCAGTCGCCGTCGAATTAGCTGTTAATGTGGCACCGACGATTTTGTTATCAAGTAAAATTCTCATTGTTTTTAATCCCGAATTGACAGTTCATAACCGCGGTCTTGTCCTGAGTCTTGCAATCTATCGGCCATGCTTCGCATTGGTTGCTCGGTGAAGTCGTCGACCGTCATATCAAGCTTTAACTCGATTTTTGTTTTGTTTTGTTCTTCGCTCTCTGCTCGTGACTGGATTTGGTTTGATGCCGCGGGTGTTTTATAAGAACCAGAACTCGAAGCGCCAGAAGAAACGTTTAAATCTCCACCGCCAGACGAAATGTTTGTCTTTTTGATTGTGCTAAGAAGACCAACACCTTCAGCGGCAACGTGAGCGGCAAAGCCAAGGTTTGCAGGGTAGGGGTTGTTAAGCGCTTTGGTAACACCGGTCGCTATATTTAAAATCCCTTCAGCAATCGCTAGCGCCTTTTGAGCCTTGAAAGATTTTCCTGCGAATGCGCCAAGAATCCCCAGCACTCCATTCGCTACTTGGAAGGTTGTTTGAAGCTCGGCTTTCGCTGCTGCTTCATCAAGCTTTTTCTTGTCCTTTAAGTACTTTTGTTGAACTTGAATTTTTAGTTTTGCGATTTCTTCTTCTGTTCGAATCTTCGAAAGTTTTTCTTCTTCGAGAAGCGCCAACCGTTCGTTTTTCTGGTTGTTGAGAATTTCATATTCGCTTAGAAATTGTTCTTCCATTCGAACAATTTTTTCTTCAAACTGAAGAATGTCTTTCTCTGTGATTGCTTTAATTTGAGAATCGTATAGCGCTAATGCTTGGTCAAACTGAGGTTTGGTTAAGAGTCCCTTACTAAACAGAGTTGTCGTTTGAGCAATCTTTTCTTGAAGTTGAGCCAGGCGCGGCGTTGTTTCCGAAATAATCGCATCTGCCGCGGCCTTTGCTTTCTCAAAGTCAAAGTTTAAGTTACCGGTCGACGTCGACGATGAAGTGACTGGCGCGGCTTCTTGTCCACTTGAAGGAATTGGAGCCGGTGAAGATTGAAGTTCTTTAAATAGATCGCGTTTAGCTCTGAGTGCTTCGACTTCTTCATTAAGCTTTCGGATACGGTCTTCGAGTAAAGTATTCTGATTTCCCGCGCGACCAAGTGCCGCTGTTTCTATTCCTGCAATTATTCCACCGGTTTCCGCTCGATCTTTCATAACCTTATCGAGCGAAGCTTGAAGCGCTGTTAACTTCTCGGTTTTATCGGCTAATTCATCTTCAATTCGAATGAGATCTGCGGGCCCATGAATCGCCGCGGCAAGTTCCTCACCAAGCCATTTAGCGAAGTCAGGAACTTCGGCCATTACTTCGATAACTTTAGTGAAACCGGTAATTAGGCTAGATGTTACTTTGTCTGCTGCTGCTTGGGTTTTTGGATCGGAAAGCGTTGCTGTTAATTTTTCAATAGCGACTTGAGCTTCTTTTAATCCGCTTTTGCCTTCTAATAGGTCGCCAAACGCATTATTTAGCCCTGTGAGCGCACCGCCGAAACTATCTCTTGCTGCTCTGGCTGAACCACCAAATTGTTTTTCTAACTCATCAAGGATGATTGTTTGTGCTTTCGCTTTGTCACCGGTCTTTACCAGGTTATTGATTAAAGACTTTTGATCCTTGGTGAATTGAATCCCAGCGCGACTCAATGCGGAAAGGTTTGCGACTGGGTCGTTTAACGCCTTGCCTAATTGGATTGAAGCGCTGCTTAAATCCGTTTTGAATCTGGTGGACAGGTCTAAAGCCAACTCTGTGACACGGTCAAACTGTTTACCGGCAATATCGGTAAAGGTAACAAGTTTGGATTGAGCTTCGATGATTTGCTCATCGCCGAAGATTGTCACTCCTTGAAGACGAGAAGCTGCCGCGGTTAATTCACTAACGGTATAGCCTGCCGCGTTTCCGGTTGTAATCAAGCCTTGTTCGAGTTGTTTCAGCGCTGCTTCTTGAACTCTTGTAGCGTCGATTATCTTTTTGGTGACTGCACCAAGGGCCAATCCGCCAATAGTCCGCTGCAAACTACTAATCGACTTTTTGCCTGCTTTCGAAAACTTGTTTAGTTTTTTATTTGCGGTTTCTAGTTCTTTTTGAAATTTGGCGGTTTGTGCTTCGAGATTGACGACGAGTTTTGCTAAATCGGTCATGGTCTACTTCTGCTTTGGTTTAGCGAGCGCGTTAAGCTTGCTAATGAATTGAGAGGTTTTGTCTTGTTGAACGGATTCAGAGTCTTTATACATAAAATCATCGACTTTGAATTTTTTGCCTTTAGGCGCGTGGATACTCGCTAGCAAATGGCAAATTTGAGCGCTGTGCCAGTTGTCTCGCTTGACGCCACGCGGTTGAAGTTGGTGAAATGCTTGCCACAATGTAAACTCAGACGAAGACATTCGGGAATTAAGCTCTGTGAGCGTCATTCCCATGTCTAGGGCCAACTGCATTACTATTTGGACGTTGGGGTCTCTGACTTTTTTTTTGCGTCTGCTTCGGCTTCTAAATTAAGACCGCTTAACTTCATTATTTCCCCAAAAACTTCTGCAAGAAGATTGCCGTTGTCATAACGAGTCAAATTCTTGATATCTTTATCGGACATATAGGGATATAAATCGTCATTTACGACACAAAGCTTCGCCCATTTCTGATAGAGCCGATATAGTCTCTCTGGTTCTGGGGTGTCGGATTTCTTTTTGATGTGTTTCAAGTCATCGATGAATTCGATTCTTTGAAATACATCTAAAGGAATGAGCTTTATTTTCGCCTTCGAAGGGAGAGGGAACTCCTTAAACTTCTGTTCCAAACTATCAAATGGTGAACTGCTCATTATGCGTCCGTCCAGTTAATGTCGCCGCTAATCTTGCCAGTGATTTCGACCGTGTGTTTTTCATCGGTGCCACCAGGAACTACCTTCCAAGTCTTTAATGCAACTTCGAACGTATAGGTTCTGGTAAGCGTTTGGTTAGTAACGTCAAACTCAAAAGCTCTCGTCGTTTTGTTTTTGGCGTCAGCGAGAAGCTGGTCTTGAATTGTGTCGCCAAGTAATTGGTTCATATTCAATGTGATCTCGTCACCTTCCGCCTTGCCTGCGATATATTCGCGTGCTGCCGATTCCCATGTAGTGACATCTATCTCAGGGGCCGATTGTCCAAGACCGTCCAAGCTGTTCATTTTAGGAACTACGTTGAAAACAGGTGTTGCAGCTCCATCGCTCACACGTAATTCTAAGCCGTCAGTAAAACTCATAATTATTCCTCTTTGTAACTAATTGAAAATTGTTGATTGATTCTGAATGATTCGGGATCGAGCTCTATATCGTCGATTTCTCGCTGATAGGTCACTCGATAAATGGTGTCGGTGTCGATTACGCCAACCATATCGGTGAGCGCATAATTAATGTCTCTTGCAATCTCTTTAGCTTGCATTAAATCGTCGGCGTATATGTTAATCTCGACAATTGCAAACTTGAGGTCGGATGCACCCTCAAAAGTGTTATCAAAGGTTTTATCTAGCTGATAGGTAATAGCTGGATTCTTATCCGATAATTCCAATTTTAACGGCCGAATAACAGGGTTCTTTTCGGCGAGCATTGAGTCATTTCTTAGCGCGTTTACGATGTGTTGTTCGATCACTTTCTAACCGCCTTTTCGATGTTCTTCTTTAACCGAGATTTAAGTCTGCTTACCATTTCGTTTTTGTTCTTCTCGAAAGCTTTTGATAACCACGGTCGTTTTGGAATGTGCTTAGTGCCGAGTTCAATGAAACTTAAGGCGTAATACGCCTCTTTTTTTACGCCAATTGAAACTCTGACATTTCTTTTGTCCTTTGACAGTTTGGAGCGACGAATCAGATTTCTTGAGGCGAAACCAGGAGCGACCAATCTGCCTTTATAAGTTTTATGAGGTTTCTTACCTTTGGGAATGCTTGCCTTCGCATCGTCCAGTGTGGCTTTAGCGGCGTACATGGCCGCTGAACGGAGCGCTTTTGAACCAACGGACTTACCAAGTTCAGAAAGCTGTTTAGAAAGCTCCTTTAGCCCTTCAATAGATTCCTTAGCCACGTTCGAGCGCCATTATGTGTAATTCGCGATTTTCTTCGCGTACATTGATCGGCGGTGAGACAATTTCAAATGTTCTGTTGTTATAGATTATTTCTGTATCCGTTGTAATTCCCCGAATGAAGCGCGTTCTAATTTTATGGGTGACTTTCGCTTTATGTTGATTAGCGGAAAAATATTCATCGCCTTTCAGTGGGATTATTTCAGCCCATGCTTTGCGAACATTCGTCCAGTCTTTTACTTTTGCGCCGAGCGAATCATCGTTCGAGTTTTCGGATTCTTTCCGAAAAGTAACTAATTTATTGAACTTACCAAATCGCATTATTCAGATAGCTCTCGATAGGGTGAGAGGATAGCGTCAACCGCAAAGGCCATAGAGCCAGCGCTTACGCCGATTATTTGTGAGCCGCGGTTTTCATACCAATGGCCAATTAAAAGCTTTATTGCTTGCTTGATTGCTTCTGGTACGTCTTCGCGAGTTGCACCGAATCCCGCGGTGAACTGAACTGTTACCGCATCTTCGAAGTTTTCTGTGTCTGGCCAGGTAGAGCCTGCTGATTCAAATATTCGAGCGTACTTACGTTTTCCGCTAACTCGGTAATTTGTAGGGGCTAGCGTTTGCTCTGTGCCAGTTGTGTCGGAATAGGTAATAGAAATAACATCAATCAGTCGAGGTTCAGGGATTTCTATACAGCTTGGAAAAGCATCGAGGTAAAGTTCCCATGTTCTTGAAATGATCGATATTCCACAATAAGTTTCGATGTATTGACGAGCCGATCTGATTAGGCCAAGCAAA